TATCAGAACTCTTTGGTAGAACTCTTTTTTGCTTTCTTTTCTCTGTATCCTTAGAAAACATGGGTCTACCGGCCTCTTGAATTGGCTGATTCTCTTCTTGTTTTGGTTGCGATTTGGGTTCTTCTACGACCTCTGGCTGACTGTATGGAATACCGTATTTTTCAAAGTATTCTTCATTATCAACTAAATCTTTGGTAATGCCAATCTGTTATGATATGGGCTAGCCTTTTGTGGGGAGTAAGCCTCGGTATCTCTGTCTCTAACCTCTCTTTTAACCCTAACCTTTTCGATGGATGGTATTTCTCTGAATCTTTCAAGAAGTGTTTCTTGTGAGATGATATCTCTATCTGCAAGATCGAGCAACAACTTCTTCTGGGCGGCTTCGTCAGACAACACAATAGAATCGAAATGGATTTCTGCTGGATATCTAAAACCCATAGCCTTTTGTACTATTGCTATTTCTTTTCTCCAGAAACTAGACAGTATCTCTCTACCATATTCCAGTCGCTCAACAAGAGTCTTGAGAGAGACGTAATTATTAGTATAACCACCACCGCCAGCGGCGCCGGTAAGGGTAGGAGGTATCCCCAGACCGGCATAGATACTCGTGAGAACCGGCTGATATTTTTCAGATCCTAAGAATCTATACACTTGAGATTGACTTTCAGTGAATTTCAGTTCCGGTCCCCAAACCATATCCATAGTTCCACCGCCGACGTTGCTGGCTAATATGTCTCTCAGCTTATTTATAACGGCTTTTGTTGGTATAATCTTATGATCTAAGTCACCAACGGTCCACAGTCGGACATTAGAGATAGCGCCATCAAGAGCTGCCATATCTGCTAATTTCATTTTTTCTAACATGATAATATCATCAAGAATGGAACTAATCATAGGATCAGACCAAACCATCCAATCGTCTTTTTTGTAAAAGTAAAAATCTACTTTATTGGGATCAAGAGGAATGGTTCTTTCACCATTCTTTAGTCTATTATATAAGTCTTGGGGTAAAGACTTTTTATTATTTGCAGTCATGAGAGCTTGATGTGAGTTGTGGGATAGCTTCATCACATACTCAGGCTTTCCAAGCTGCACGCCGCCAACAGCATCAATACTCAGAGGATTAAGGAAATCGTAACCCCAAGGAATTTCTCTAGATTTAAAGTTTATATCTTCTATCTTTGTATCTGCGGCAACGGCGCTTTTTAACGCCCTTTCTTGCTTTCTATTGATTTTAGCTGTGCTTCTTCTTGTTATAACATTGCCAGTTCTGTAAAGATAATTCAAGAATCTTTCTGATCTATCTGTACCGCCAACCTCTTGGAACCATTTTCTATAAAACTTTTCTATTGTCTTGTTTGGATGAACCAACACAAGGCCCTGACTAGCAAAATCGCTCATCAAGTCAATGACATTTCTGATTATGCCAACGCGACTGTAAGCCTGCATACACTGCGCTATAAGCCTTTTCTGCTTAGTAGCAACAGCTTCTCCGGGGCGAAAGGCATTATAGTCATTTCTATTGAAACTTGTTCTAACAGAACGATTAGGCTCAATATCTATATAGCTGGTTCTCCTGCCATAGGAGTGGGCAGAAGCCTTCTGAACGCCTTCGTAAGCGTCAATGTTGTCAGCCGTAGACCTGTATGCGTCTTGCTTTTGAGACTCGTTATCCCATGTTAGATATAGATCGTCAGACATTTAATTTTCCCAATAGCATTGTTAATAGAAATGGTAATACTATTATTACACAATTTAATAGATATCTTGTATTTTATCGGCAAACCAAGCTGGTCCATTGTATAGCTTGCCAGAATTACCAAACCTAGAAGAGTTTTCTTGAGCAAATCCGCCGACCTCCATCTCTTGGATGTTCTCTACATTAGAGTAGTGTCTGGCAGACATGTTAGCCATAATCAAAGCAGAATACCTATCTTTTCTAAGTCTGGTCTTTTTACCAGCACCAAGTTTGACTTCTGGAGTATCCCAACGTTCTCTACCGCTTGATGTTTGCGTCATGACAATCATAGAAAGCTCGTCTTTTAGCTCTTCTATTTCCATAACACAATCTTCGAGAGTGTCGTACTTTCTTCCAGAAGCCTTATCTTGCTCTATGGAAAGACCAATACTAGCGGTATCAAAGAATGGGAATAAAACGCACTTGTCTTCAAAGTCTTTTCTAAGTCCGTGATTAGCTTCTGCTAGCCAGTCAGCCTTAGCGAATTGACATAATTTAAGGATATGCAGACCGGAGTGATAGTCTGTGTCTTTTTCTTTTTCTTCTATCGTGGGCCAGATTTGAACCTCGCCCTCTCCAATCTTATCTCTATCCTGAAGCGCTTCCACAACCGCTATACCACCACCTTGGGCGTCAATGGCGACCTCAACACAAGGAAAAGCCTTCATTAGCTGTCTAATTTTCTTAGCACAGTAAGAATAGAAATCGTCTTCCGTTACTATTTTCGATTTCAACTTCTCTTTGTGTTGCTTTCTGGTCGTCGTCCACGAATGGACTATTCTTCTATGGTCGCCATTTAACTCCAAAACCACTATACTGAAATTATCAACCTCGGAAGCAGGATCGACACCAAAAATATATTTTTTATTTGGATCACCTTTCAGCATGGCTTCAAAACACACATCTCCAGAGGGCAATGTTATTGGCTTCATTTGAGATGTTGTGCATGATTCGATTAGACTTCTTTTAAAGAAGCCCTGACTGTCTGTCGTAAACACCGCACCGTATTCCATCTGGTATATTCCAGAGTGAACAGTAGCCTTGGCTCTAGCTATCTGCCCGCTATCCATGAAACCGTCTGGCAGCCTATCGACAGGCATCCTAATGACAGAATACTCTCTCCAATCAAAATCAGCGGGAACCGCACCGCCAAAAACTTCTTGAAGTTTAAATTCGTCCCCGCCACTAGCTACTATAGCATGATACCTCTTCCAATACTCAGCAAAATGATTAAAATCATAATATGCAGTACCGGACAGGATGATTTGGTTTGATTTGGTTGCCCCAGTATCGCCTTCTTCTGGACCGCTAATGGGTATACCTAGTTCTTTGGCCTTCTTTTCTCTAGCTTTTTGCTTGACCTTTTCGATAGGAGAAGCGGCGACGGCAGCAAAACCAGCAACAACGTTTTCAAAAATATCTCTAGGAATAGAGGCAAATTCGTCAGCAATGATATCATTAGCACGCTGACCTCTAATCTTGCTACCGTCACCGAGCGGGAGGCAGGTAATAGTGCTTTGACCGATGTGCATAACACACCTATCCACATCTCTTCTTGGTCCACTATTACTTGCGCATAAATCCCTCAAAATAGGCGCGTTCTTCCAAATAGTATCCATGTACTCAAAAAGAACTTTAGACTGCCTAAAGGCTGCACCAACAACAATTATCTTTCTTCTAGGCATAAACAAGGCGCGCAGTAATGGGTAAACAGAAAGGATGAAAGACTTACCCATACCACGACTACCAACGAGCATTGGGAATTTTCTATTCCACATCTCGTATAACAATAAAGACTGAAACGGAGACAGTTCAACATTTAGTATGTACTTACAAGCAAAAGAGAAATACTCTGGGCGCATCATGAGCCATGCAATCCTCTCCAGAAGTTTTTCGTTATCAGAATCCTGCATGACGAAATCCATAGGATTAAACAGCTTAGACTCATCTACGCTAATACCAAGCCACGCATCTTCTATTTGCTTTGTGTGATCTATCATTTGTAAATACCGTCCGCGAAACCATAGTATATAGCCTCTTCAGCAGACATGTACCAATCTCCATTATTTAATTTTCTTTTTATATACGCCTTGGTCTTTGAAAGCGTATACTCCGACTCTTTAAAAAACTTTCCGGTCTTATGACACCTTTCTGCATATATGTCAACCATCTGCTGTGCTGTGCTTTTTTCAAACGCTGCAAGGTTCTGAGAGCTTAGGTAATGACCACTAATCTCGCTACTGCCCCAATGCACCATAAAGGCAGAACTGGGCGTTAGGAGCCGTCTGGTGGCAGCCTGTATAATAATAGTACCCATAGAGCATAGCTGCCCATAACCAATAAAGCTTGTTTTACACCGGGAATTTCTAATAGCGTCATATATACCCATTCCTGAATACCAGCAGCCACCAACTGTTTGCATATGTATAGTGACTGGCTCTTTGTTGAAGTTTTTAAGGATATTCATATTTTTAATGAACATCTGAAGCATCCTGTGGTCAACACCAGCCGACTCTCCAGAATCATCAAACTCATTTATATATATTTCCCTGTTCTTAACATCTACTCCATAGCCGTGGATTTCTCCAACAATATCTCTATTGAGTGTCATTATCTGTTCCGTTAAAAAGTTCATTGAGCCTCTTAAAGATACTATTGCAAATTATAAAAGCATTATACTTATTATCGCAAAAAATAACATTTATATCTCGCCTTATAGATATTTCCATAAGAGACTTCATAAGATATTTACCGCTAAGTTTAGTCTGGTCAACAATATCAAATCTTTTTCCTACTGGTTTCTTTATCTGGCCGCTTTTGTACATCTCATAATTCTTCTTGTCTTTATCGTCAAGTAGACTCATGGGATAGTTAATAACGTCAGACGCAGAAAACTCAAGCAACAGATAACGAAAGTGGAAATCCTTCATGCGCTCCATCTCGTTAAAAAATGCCT